TTCATCAAATCCAGCAAGAGTCTTTTGTAGTTCTTTAGCTTGTTTGTTAGATCCACCTAAAGATTTCCTTGCTTTTTCAAATGATTTAACACTAGCATTAGCAAATATATTTATTCCAAACCACGCTTGTGAAATGTAATTAATATATGCTAACATTTTATACATTAATTGTATTATATTCTCTATTATAGGTTGTAATGAACTAGCAAGAGAATATCTTATATATTCAATATCTGTAGCTAATTTCTCATTATATTGTGATAACGTATTTACTGACTGTCTTATAAAATTATATGCTGACCTAACAGAGAATATTGCTAATCCCCATCTTGCTATTTTTTTTACTATATTTCCTGTTGAGGTACTAATACTTTTTAATTTGTTTTCAGTATCTTGTAAAGTATTCTTTTTTATTTCATTATTTACTTGAGCTATGTCATTTCTAGTATCTCTTATTTTCTCTTGCTGTTTATTATATTGATTTGTCATTTTTACAAGATTATCATTGGCATTGTTAATTTTTCGATTATATTTATCTACTTCTTTAGTTACCTCTTCTAATTCTTTTTTTAATGGAACCAAGTCTTCTTCTAATTTTTGTCTTTTTAAATATTCAGCAGGCTGTATAGCTTGTCCTGAAAAAATCTTTTTTTCTATTTTATCATGTTCTTTTTGTATGGATAAAATTTGTTCAGAAAGCTGTTTTTGTTTTTTTGTCGCTTCTTGAGCCTCATTACCCAAGGCTTTTAATTCATTTTTAGCTTTTTCTAAACTAGATGTTTTTATTTCAAAATCAAGCTCTTGATTTTTCAACTTACTTTCTAATTTACTTAATCTTTTATCAAAAGTTTTTGTATCTAAATCTGTTCCAATAATTACCCATCCGTCCATCTAATCACTTCCTTTCTGTTCTATTGCTTTAAAGAAAGCAATAGCACTTTTTTTCTGTTCTTCTGTTGCTACTTTTGTGTTGTTATTATTTTTAAGTGCATATTCTTTTTGCAATTTTCTATAAATGTCTTTTTCTTTTGGATCTTTTATTTCACTTATTTTTTTGTTTCTTATACCTCTTATTTTATTTAGTATACAGCAATTACCAAATTCACTATTAGATAATCCATTAATTAATTCTTGAAACTTCCACCAATGAATATCAGTTTTATCAATATCCAATCCATTATAATCACTTAAAAATGACGCCCAAATTAATCCATAATCTTGTTCGTAATCCATATCTGGCTTACCTTCATTTTTGTTTAATCCTTTTCCACAAGTAAGATATTTTTGTGCTAATTCAAGCAACTTTTCATGATTATCAAAATCATTTAATCCTTTTTCACCAAAAAGTTTATAAATAATAGCCAACGCCCTTTCATAATCTCTTATTGATGTATCTGTAGCAATTTTATTACATTCTATTGCAACTTTAAAATTAGTATTTATTTTATATCTTTTTCCTTCTATTTCTACATATTCAGGATAATCCATTATTTCAACACTTCGCTATCATTATTCTTGCCATATTTGTTTATAATTTGTTTTTTAATACTATCAGCATTCATTTTTAATTTTGGAAGTATTGGAGCTAACATTTCACTTATATCTTCATACATAGAATAATAAGGATTCCTGCCCATCAAATCTAAAAGCATTTGTGTTTTACCCTCTCCAATAAACAAATCCAAAGCTTTCATTTCATTTTTATAATATTCATTTAAAGCTTTAAGTTTTTCTTCCTCTTTTAGCGATAATATTTTTTTACCTTTTACATCTTCTTTTTTATCAATAATTACAAATCTCTTTTTTAAATCCATTATATTTCTATGATGCATACTTTCACAATCATTTAATTTTAATGGCAATGTTATATCTTCTAAGTCAAAGCTTATATACTTCCCTGTATCATTTCCTTGACTATCTTTAATTCCTATTCTTATTACATTATCTTTTTTTAATTGAATAAAACTTTCCGTTTCCGTCATCATTTTAATTCCTCTCTTTCTTTAAATAAAAAAGGGTGAGGGTTTATCTATCCCCTCCACCCTATCAGGTTTTATAAACTTGCTGTTGGTGTGAATGTTGGAACACCAGCTGAACTAATTGTAACAGTTCCTTCAACAGGATCACCGTCATAATGTAAATCAAATTCAACGGTTGCTTCTTCACCCATCCAACCTGTAATAGCAATTATACCATCGCTCTTTTTAGCAGGATAAGTTACGGTTCCTTCACTTTCAGTTCCGTTCCAAATATCTATATCAAGTATGTGAGTCTTGTAGTTTAATTTATCTCTACCAGCTGCAACAAACTCGAAGCATGGATCGTTCTTATACATTGTTTGAGTAACACTACCAGACTTTTCATTTGACGAATGAATAGTTCTAGCGTTCTTTTCAATGATCCACTTTTCAGAATCAACATTAGGATTATAGTCTATACCATATTCAGTAATACCAATTCCTAGGATTTTCCATGTTTCACTATTTCCATTTGGTGTTGTATCTAGATAAGTTACGAACTGATCTCTATCAATTTTCGCAATATTTTCAGGTATCATATTTCCTCCTTATTTTTTTATTCTATATATTATTTGTATTTGAATATCGAATGTTGCCTCTGTTCCATCAACACTAATTAATGTTCCACAATTTAAACATTCAATACTTTCAATATCATCTATTTCAGGCAATACGCCTTTGTCATTATTAGATTTGATTATTTTTTCAAACTCTTCAAAGAAGCCTATATTTTTTAAATTATTAATAGTATCTTGCGAATAGGATTTACGACTTCTAAATGAATAAACATCTCTATGTCTTTCAATTCCCATTACCCATTTTTGAACAGTACTAGATGTTGGTATTTTATCTAACGAATAATCTCCAACTTTATCACTTAACATATCAGCATTAATTTGATAATTTCTGTTTGTAGTAAGAGTATTTATAATACCAAACAGATAATCTCTTAATTTTGCTATTCTATAATTTTGGTAGTCCATTACTTACCTCCAACATAATTTTGTACTTCTTTTACAACATCTTGCATTTCAGCACTTACCATTTTTTTATCCCAATATGGTCCTGTTCCTGGCGTAGTATAATTTTTAACTTTGTGTGATCCATCTTCTCTCATACCATAATATTGATATCTGGCATAAGGTGATTCATAAGTTATACTATTGCTTTGTATATCAACAATAGTTCTTAAATTACCTGTATCCATTGGAACATATTTGTCCATGTGCTTATAGCAAGTATTAGTAAAAAACTTTTGTACTCTTCCATTAGGTTCAAGACCTAAACGTGCTATAATTTGGCTCGTAGGATTCATTTTAACTTGCATCCTATTTGCCTCCTAAATGTATATGCGGATTATTTCCAAAATCATTATTATTAATGCTAGTTATATTATAAACGAGATAATTTTCTAAATCTTGCTGCGTAGTTATATCAAAATCAAGTGTGCCTTGTACTACAATATCACCTATTGCGAAGTTTCCAATATTTAATCCACTATTCTGTCCATAAGGAATACGGATTTGAACATCATTGGCATTATCGTACCCTTTATTTATTCCAGCACCCTTTCCTCCAAAGAACCACACTTTATCGTAATTATATCTAGTCCATTTTTCTAAATGTGTCGCAACATCTAATCCATCTTTATGATAAACAGTTAAACTTGAGTTAGTTATCATTCATCTGCTCCACAATACATATATGGAGTTCCATCTTCTAATTTACAATCAACTAAATATTCTCTAACAATTCCTTTTATTTCGTCATTTTTAGCCTTTGTAAAATCTGTTGACGGATTCCCGTATGAAATATTATAACCATCAGTATTTTCACTGGAAACGCCTTTATTTTGCGTTTCATAGCTATTATAACTATTTATCAATCCTATTAATTTAAAAACACACAACTTAACTTCTTGATTCTGTTCTTTAAGATTTTTTAACCTTCCAAAAGTGTATTTATCAACATTTTGTCTAGCCTCAAATTCTAATAGATTAAAAGGCGTTTCGGTAAGTGTTCCATCTAACGATTGATATTCTTCATAAGTTAGATATTGTCCTTCAAATTCCATAAACGCCCTCCTTATTATTTATTTTTTTTCTTTTCAACTTTTTCTTCAGTTTGTTCATCTTTTTTAGAAAGTATTTTTACTTCTTCATAACTATCTGACTTTTCTAGTTGATTTATAACAAATTCGTTATTTGTTTCTAATATTGCTCCTGTACTTATTTGTTTAAACTTCATAATAGCACCTATTATTTATAAATAATTAAATCAGGAGTAACAGCTTTTGTTCCTTTATAAGCAAATAGACCGAATGCAGTTGCATCGCTTAATTGTACTTTTTCAGGATTATAGATTGATGTCATAACAGGTTGTGCTACTGAACCATCAACCATTACAATATAATCTGTGTTAGCTGGTAAGAAAACACTAGAATATACATGAACGTTATTAAATGTACCTTCTTCATAATTAGGAACTACTCCCAAGTTATTTGAGTTAGAAATAGAGTTGATCTTGTTTCTTAACTTTCCATAATAAGCTGGACTCATAACTATTTCAATCATGTTACGAGGTACACCTTGAACGAAATCATTTTTAGTTGTTTCAACTGTTTGAATTGCTTCTTCCATTTCATCTTCAACTGCTAATGATACTGAACTTGGTGTAAATTGAGTTCCAGCAGTTTTAGCCTCTGTAAAGAATTTAGTATCTAATTCTACAGCTAAAGCATTTTGATGATTACGAGTTCTACGTTCAATTAACCCATTAACACCATAAGTTTTAAGGTCTTTTTCTTCAACTTCTTCGATATATTCTGTATCATCATTAATAGCAATTACAACTGGTTCAGCTTTAATATAGTCACCTTTACCATTTGCTCTTGCAGTTCCATAAGCTTTTCCACTTACATTTACGAATCTTTTTGCCTCAACAGTTCCACTTGTAGGATCTCCACTAAGGTCTTGATTTTTTAATCTTGCAGCTAGTGTAATATGTTGAATATTTTCAATTACTTTTCCATATTCTTCTGCAAGTTTGTCTTTTCCTGTTGTTCTTAAATCAATAGATAAACTATCAATTCTTGCCATAATTAATCATTCCTTTCTTTTACCACATAATTGGCATTTCTTTAGTATTATTATCTTGTTCACTATCTCCCATACCAGCCATGTCTTTCATTTGATTTGGATTGGCAAATATATCGTTTTTATCCTTTGTTAATTCATTGAATAAATCTTGAATACCTTTACCTTTATTTTCAGGTTTGTTTAACCCTGTTTTAATATCATTTAAAAGTCCTTGTCTAGCATAGTCGCTAGTAAACTTTTTGCCATCAAATAAAGCATTGATATTATCTGTTAATATCTTATCTTCTTCTTCGGCTTTTCTTTTTGCTTCTTGCTCTTTAATTGAGGTTTGCAACTCCTCATATTTAGATTTCCAATCAGCATTATCTTTAGCACTTTCATTAAACTCATTGATTTTAGTTTCATAAGTAGTAACTTTGTTTTCTAACTCTTCTTTGTTAGATTTTAAAGTTTCTATTTCCTTATCTTTTTTACCAATAGCTTTGCCATATAGAGCCATTACCTTATCAACTTGTTCATTTTCTAAAAAGTCTAAATCTTCTCTTTTCATAATTTCCTCCAACATTATTTTTAACGAGTGATGAACTCGACCGATTTCATTATAGGAGTTCTCTCCCGAACTCTATATCAATTTTATCATAACTATATAACTTTTGTCAAAGCATTAAAAAAAGGACACAATTGTCCTTTATTTAACTACCCAGCAATATTCTGCAATTCTTTCTCTACAGTCAAAGCTATCATAAATAATTCCATATTTGGCACAAACAATATGTCCGTTCATTGTTATTAACAAGACATTATCAGGATAAGCTCCTGCAACTTCGCCAACTGTCCTTGGTATGTTATTTATTCGATTATATCTATCATCCAAATAATTTATAATAAAATCTCTGTCATCCATCATAGTTCCTTGGATCCTTGCAATATTGCTTAAATGTTCATAAGTATCATCCCAACTATTACCTGTAGCAGTTGAGATGGAACGCACCGTGCAGTCATTTTCAAATAATCCTAGTACATTGTTATTATAATATTTATACATATTATCTCATGCTGTTTTGTAAAGCTTGTGTTAATTGTTGCTTTTGTTGTGGTGTTTCAGCTTCTTCTTTTAATACCATAATAAAATCTTCGAGTGCCTTTACCATGTAATGAAAGCTTTTATCAGTTTCTTGATCTCCAGCACCATATCTTTCACGGCTTTCCATATATCTACCATATTCGTTAGCCACTCTATCCATTTCTTCTTCACCACGATATTTCATATCATATCCACGTGCCATATATCTTCCACGACTATCTCTACGTCTTGCACCATAACCATCATACGTTTCATATTCATCACGTCCATAATAGTTTCCGTAATTACCATAATTCATATTTTTATCCTCCTTTACTATATGATTAATTTTAGTTAGTTTATATAAGTGATCTAGATTGTTTGTAGTAATACCTTCTTCTAATATCTTATTTATACTTTCTTCAGTTTTTCTTTCTAACTTTTCATGCATTATTTATTCCTCCTTTCTTTCAGGATATTTAAAATCTCTTCTTGATTCTTAATGATTTTTTCAAAATATTGCGTATCTTGTTTTTGTAATTCTTGCATTAAATCTCTGTTGTTATAATCTTGTAATAGCAATATAACACTATATAGTTGCAAGATTAATGAGGTTAAATCTAGGTTATTTCTCATTAAATTCTTGATATGCTAAATGTAGCGTTAGTTATAATTGCTTGTGTGGTTGATATTGGCGTAGTTGGTGTTGTAGGTGTTGGTACACTTGGAACACTTTGTACTGATAGATTAGTTGTTCCACGAGGGCATACTCTTAATTTCTTATCAAACGAAATTGTTTCGTAATCATCTGCTGCTGCAATAGTTACTGCACGAATTGTGTCAGGAATTAATACTCCATCTTGGAATAAACCTATTGCCACAACACCAGGTGTAGCTGTGCTTACAGAAGCACTAAATTCTACATCATAATATCCTGTGTATCCATTTCCGAATATTTTAAAATTAGGATTACCATTTGAATAATCTAACCAACCACCATTTAAGCAAGAAGCACATCTTGTTCTAATGTCCGTTTCATCAAAAGTTATTGGACTTGCATTACTTGGCAATGCTAGTGGTTCATTTATAATTGTTTCTATCATATATATTCTCCTTTCAATTTTGCACAATATTTTAAAAATAAAGTGCATTTTTACTATTTTTTAAGTCTTAAATGCACAATAATTGCACATTTGCGTCTTAAAATAAAAGAGATAAAACTTGTCTATCTCTTATCGTTTTCCCGACATCGGGAAAGTGTTAGCAAGTTCTCGTAATCGAGTTAGTAGTAATCTACTGTATGCTATTCCGTGTAATTACACGTTTTTAAATAAATTGACTTGTTGTGTTCCAATTTCCACATCCACATCCGTTGTTTTGTGGACAGCTGAAAATCGCAGTGCGTCCATAGACAGGGGTTGACGGAATAGGGCAATTGACTAGGCGATTATACATTAAATCAATTTCATTATTTAATGAATTTGATATAAACGCATTTTGAGCTGTTTGACTAGCTCTTAAATCAGCCATAGATAATTGTCTTTGTAAATCAGCAATTTTAGAATCTTTTTCATCTATTCTATCTCTAAATATTTCATCTTTGATAGATTGGATTCCACCGTTAATTACGTTTAGTATTGATTGAGTATTTTGAGTGTCATTTGTTCTTGTAGCACATGCTTCACGTGCAATATCAGAACCTAAGTTAGCAATACCTAAACGATTTTCACAGCAACAATTATCTAAAGATTTTTGTAATCCATTAAATCCTTGTAATGTAGAAATTTGGCTATTGAACGCTTGATTCATGTTAGCTATTTGTCTTGCATTGTTAGATACTTCTGCATTAGCAAAACCATTATTTACTGCTGATACAA